GGTTGATGCACGTATTCGCGAAAGACTAGCGACATTAACGTATTGTGATGAGGACGGGTTCTGGATTGATAGTGATCTAGATAAGTTGAGTCCTCAATATTATATAAATCATTCACACGACCCGAATGTTGCCTATAATAAGGACACGGGTAAACTCTACGCTATTAAGGACATTCCTGCTGACGTAGAACTAACGGATTATTATTTCCCAGGAGAAAGAGATTGGCGTATTTAAATCACAGTCTCCCCGACTGGTCTTGTTACATGCGTAATGAGTTCTTGTTTAATCACAAGAAAGGTCATGGAGAAGTAACGAAATGCGATGTACACAGTGTTGCGAGTATTGAGAAACGAGTGCCTTTGTTTGAGGCATTCTTAGAGAATGGTGTAAACTGGACTAGAAGACCTCTACATGCCTTCTGCTGGCGTCCTGACGCAGAGATAGAACCTCTAGAGGACATTATGTACTGGGACTGCTTCTCGCCCTATGTGGACGTTCAGAGGCGTCATCGTCTTGCTAATCTGGATGCACAATTAATTCGTCCAGATGGCAAGAAAGTCTTGGGAACGTATATGTTTACTCTGGATTGGTCGTGGGAGAACAAGGGTGTCCCAGACTTAAACTTTTCTGAGACACCTGAGCATAAATGTGCTCACTTGTTTAAGGTAGAGACTGGCAACTACTATGCATATCCAAACAATCGTATCATTTGGTATGATAATGCATGGGTATTCAATAGAATTGAAAAGAACCCTGGTTATGAAATTGATCTGACTGTTTATTCAGTTGAGAACAAACGTAAACTTGAAACATCGGATCATTACATGTACGAGATTAAAAACCTAGATACTAAGTAACGGAGGAAACGATGGGCAACTCACCAGTAGATAAAGGTCAAAATTTTATTGATGAGGGTATGACTCTCATCACTGAGACTGATAGCGATAGACTGCTAGACGCCGCTGCAAGGCAACGTAGAGCAAAAAGGAAGGAGGAACTATATCCACTTCCCGAGAACCGTCTTGAGCGTCCTTGCGGGGGTGCAGGTGGTTTTGATGATTTTGTAGAACGCTGGACCGAAGACACTAAATAACTAGTGACTTCGTGTACTCTAGATGGCAACGTCAGATATCTCATTTAGAGATGTAAACATTTCTTTTAAGAAGCATCCAGTAACGGACGATGTTGTCGTTGCCAAGGATGCTGCTGCCATCAAACAAGCGATTGGTAATTTATTATTAACAAACCGAGGCGAGCGTATGTTCAAACCAGACTATGGTTCGGACTTGCGCCGCTTTTTGTTTGAACCAATGTCGCCAATTACTGCTGGTCAGATTACACAAAGTGTTAGATATACTATTAGTACATTTGAACCAAGGGTCCAACTGCTAACAACTGAAACAAATCCAAATTATGATGACAATGGATTTGATGTTGAGATTACGTACAAGATTCTAGGTTCCGATATTCCACCCGTTGCTGTAGAGTTCTTCCTGTCTAGGACGAGATAATGCCATATACCCAGTTAAACAATCTAGATTTCCTCCAAATCAAGAATGCTCTCAAAGATTACATGAGAGCTCAGTCGGATTTTACTGACTATGATTTTGAGTCATCTGCTCTAAGTCAGTTGCTGGACGTACTGGCGTATAACACATATTACACCGCATTCAACACTAATATGGTGGTGAATGAGTTGTTTTTGGATTCTGCAACGTTGCGTGACAATGTTGTTTCTCTTGCTAAACAACTTGGATATACACCAAAGTCAATTACCGCTCCAAAGGCAAATATTTCGTTCAACGTAACTTTTACTGGAAATTCCGCACCCACATCTGTTACTATCAAGAAAGGAACGGGTTTTATCACAAATTATGATAATTCGCTATACAATTATATTTTGAGGGAAGATAAGACGTTCCCCGTCGTAAATGGAGTTGCTTCAATAACAAATATTGATATTTACGAAGGGTCTATTGTTGAATCAAATACCGTTGTTAATTCCTCTTTAAAGAATCAGAAGTATACCATTGCAAACCCCTCAGCTGATCTAAGCACGTTGAAGGTTAAAATTTTTGATTCAACCACTTCAACTACTTATCAAGAGTATAAGAGATCTGACAGTATTTTAGATATTGGTGCGGAAGACAAAGTATTTTTCGTCAGTGAAATTGAAGACGAAAGGTATGAATTGTTTTTTGGTGATGGTGTACTGGGAAGAAAGCTTTCAAATGGTGAAGTAGTCCAAATTAGTTATATCCAAACCAGTGGAGCGGAAACCAATGGAGCAAAGTCTTTTACTTTTAGTGCTAGACTTCAAGATGAGAATAATGCAAATATAGGAATTCCTTTTGGAGTAAGTTCTATTGTTGTTAACAGTGTTGCTACTGGTGGTGCCAATATTGAAAGTATTGAAAAAATCAAATTCAATGCCCCTAAGTTCTATAGTTCTCAGAACAGAGCAGTAACAGCAAATGACTATGCGGCAATTGTAAGAAACATATATCCATCAGTTGGCGACATCATTGTGTTTGGTGGTGAGGATCAAGAACCTCCTGCATATGGTAAGGTATTCATTGCTATTAAACCGACTGAAGCAGCATCCTTGTCATCATACACAAAGAATGAATTATCAACAGAACTTAGAAAGTATACAGTTGCGTCTGTAAAACCAGAGTTTATTGATCCATCAATTTTGTATATTGAACTCAATAGTAAGATCTACTTTGATGGCACGAAGACAAACATGATACCAACACAGGTTTCAGATAACGCAGCAAAGTCCGTTCAAGAGTATTTGAAGACATCTCAGACTGAGAAGTTCAACGGTAAGTTTAGATATAGCAAATTTATTGGAGTTATTGATAATAGTGATCGGTCTGTAAATTCAAATGATACGGATATCACTCTCAGAAAAGATTTTTATGCACAGATTAATGCATCGTCATATTACGAAATTTGTTACCAAAATGCATTCTTAGAAGACTGCGATGATCCTGTAGTTTCTTCTACTGGTATGACTGTGTTTGAGTATCCCACTTACACCTCATATCTAGAGGATAGGGATGGCAAAATCGTCCTATATAGACTAGATTCTTTAACTGGAGAAAAAATTCTCCTTAATGATTCTGTCGGTGATATTGATTATGCAAAAGGCGAAATCAAACTATATGATTTCACTATCTTAAAGGGTTCGTTCTCGGACAATCGCGTTGAACTGAGAGTAAAACCTGCTAACAAAGATATTGAAGTCAAGCGTGAGGTATACTTAGATGTTGATATCTCAAAGAGTACATTTGTAGCATACAAAGAGTAGTAGTAGATGTTGAAAACTGCTAAAAAAATCTCATTTCTAGTTGAGTCTCAGTTACCCGACTTCATCAATGAAGAGTACGAACTTTTTACAAAGTTTGTCAAAAAATATTATGAGCAACTAGAATTACAAGGACAACCACTTGATATTATCACGAACCTTGAGACGTATCGTGATATTGATTTTTATGAGAAAAATATTCTCAAGCAGTCTACTACATTGATTGGTAGTCTCAGTGCGTCTGCTACTACAATTACAGTTGATGATGCATCCTCCTTCCCAAAGAACGGAGGATATATTAAAATTGATGATGAGATCTGTTTCTATACTGAAAGAACGGATACTCAATTTTTAGAAGTAAGTCGTGGTGTGAGTGGTAATACAAAACTTGGCGACTTATATACAGAAAGCACATTTGTTACCACACAAGCAGCAACTCATGTAAATGGATCTACTGTACAGAATATCAGTAATCTATTTTTATATGCATTAGTAAAAAGTTTTGAGAAGCAGTATCTTGCTGATTTCCCAGAAGCATATTTAAAAGAGGGAGTTGACAAGAGAACTCTAATTAAGAATATTTCATCATTCTATCAGGCTAAGGGAACTGATAGGTCTATTCAGTTCCTATTCAAATGTTTGATTAAGGATGATCCAGAACCAGAAATTGCATATCCTAGAGATTCAACACTAAAAGGTTCTGAATCTACGTGGATTCAGGTTTATGCATTAAAAGCAAAGGTCGTTTCTGGTAATCCAGAAGATCTTGTCGGTAAGTCTATTACACAAAATACGGCAGAGGGGTTTGCATCTGCTGTTGTTGATAATGTAAAGTTTGCTGGTACATATGATGGCGAAGATCTATATGACATCATTTTGGCAGAACAAACTGTCAATGGGACATTCTCCATCGCAGCAAGAACCAAACTAACAAAAGAAGTAACTGCATCAACTACTATTGGTGATAGAATTGATGTCTTTTCAACTCTTGGTTGGTCAAAGCAAGGAGAGTTTAAACTTGACGACGAAACTATCAAGTTTGAAGAGAAGAATGTAAATCAATTTGTAATTAAAAGTAGAACAGGTACTGGTGTTCATCCTGTTGGCACTGCTGTTACATATGGTGCGAATGTTTCTGGTAATAGCGTAAGTCTGTTGGTATTTGGTATTCTTTATAATGTTAACAATATTTCAGACTATCCACACTCTTCTACTGGCGATTTAGTAGATATTTCGGAAGCAGGATTTCTCACTGACGATGTAAAGATCTTTGATGCTCAGAATAATCTGAGATGGATTACGACTGGTTCAACACCAGGATCTTCAAATCATGGATCGGTAACCAGTCAAATTTCAAATCTAAACTCAAACGTATCTGCAATTTTTGAAGATGGCGAAGGATACTATATCGCATCTTCTGGATTCCCATCACATGACATTATTAAGGCAGGACTAACTATCCCAACAGATCTTCAGGATCAAAAACTTCTGAAGATTATTAGAAAGAATCCAATCTCTACAACTGAAGTATATGAGACAAAGTATAGAGATATTGGTATTGCAACTAATGGAATTCCATTTCTAGGATACAAAGATGAAGAGGTGGTATTAAACGGACCTCTGCAAACTATTACAGTATCTAATAGAGGAACTGGTTATCGCAAAGAACCATTTGTTCTCGTTGATGGAGTAGCAAATTTAGCAAGAACTAAACTTGCAGGTCAGGTTGTTGAGTCTGTGGTTATTGACACCCCTGGCAACTACACCACAACTCCTACTATTGAGATCATTTCAGGAAGAAATGCTGAAGCAACTGCTGTTGTTACAAATGGTGAAATTACCAGTATTACCGTTGACAATCCAGGTGAATTTTATTCATCGCCACCAGAAGTATTGATTTCTGACCGAGCAGGAAAAGGAAGATTTGCTGATTACACTGCAACTATTGATTCTTCTGGAGCAATCACAGGATTTGTCAAAAATAATGGAGGAAACCTCTATACTCAAGAAAATGTCTCCGTTCAGATCATTGCAGTAGGATCTGGTGCGACTGCAACTGCAAAAATTAGAGAGTGGAGAAAAGATCGTTATTACAAAAACTTATCTAATCTTGATTCCGAGAACGGATACTTCCTGCAGAATTTTGTAAGTTCTCGTGGCAAGGGATATGCTTATTACGCATCACCATCTACATTAAGAGCGAATGATAATGGATCCTCTCACTCTCCTATTCTTGGATTTGCTTATGATGGCAATCCCATTTATGGTCCTTATGGTTTTGAGAATGCTGTAAATTCTCAGAGTGCTGTTGTAAGAATGACCAGCAGCTACTACAGAAATACTTCTCGTTCAACTGGTCCAGTTGTCGCGACATATCCAATTGGAACATTTATTGACGACTACACTTATGTTGACGGATCTGGAACACTAGATCAGAACAACGGAAGATTCTGCGTAACTCCAGAATTTCCAAATGGAACATATGCATACTTCATGACTGTAGATGCATCCAATGTTCCTGTTTTTCCATATATTTTAGGTCTCAACTATTATTCATTACCCGTTGATTCAAACTATAATTCGGAAATTTCTCAAAATGATATTCCTCTGAGAGCAAAGAGATTGAGGACTTCTGATATTGATAGCAACGGAGACCTTGCTCTTGCGCGAATCAATGATGTAAAGAGAGGAAGTGTATCTTCTGCGTCAATTACTAGAAGTACCTCCAGTTTTTCAGTTGGATCCAAACTCGTTATTGATAATAGACAAACTGAAGGATCTGGGTGTGCTGGAGAAGTAGAATCAGTCAAGGGACGCCAAGTAACTGCAATTGAGTCTCAAGACAATAAGTGTCTGTATATTGAACTTGTACGGGATGCATACCTATTTGATGGCGATACCATTATTCAGTCTGGAACGGGAGCAACAGGTGAAATTGTCGGCAATGTATTCACATCAAACAAACTAGCACTAAGAAGCATCACAGGATCTTTTAGTTCTGGAGATGTGTTCTCATCTACGACTCTCGTTCTATCACTAATTCTTGATAAAAACTCTTCATACACTAAGGGTGCTACCTTATCTCTGTCTGATGGTGTAAATGCTCCTGTGGCAACTGGAGAGATCCTAGAGACCACCACAGATCAGAATACGGTCAAAGTAAAAGTTCTCACAGGAACTTTTGTGGCAGATGACACATTGTTCTTGACAAGTTCTGATTTAATCAATACAACTGGTTCGGTAGTCGTATCTTTAACCCCACTGAGCAAAGATCTTCCGATTTTCAAAATTACTGATAATGTAGCACTACTATCAACTTCAGACTCACATGGTGTTGCAGTAGGAGAAAAAATTAATGTTGACATCAATCCCGATGATTCAACCACTACAACAACATATTATGTAAGAAGCAGAATTTATCAAGAAGTAGTCTTCAAAAACCCAGGCGTAGACAGGGTTCTCAGCGACACTGGCGTTGGTAGAGTTGCAATTCTAAATGGTGGTGAAGATTATACGCCAAACACTTATACTGGTATTGCACTTTCTGGTGGAACTGGAACTGGCGCTGAAGCAACCATTGTGGTTTCCTCAACAGGTTCTGTTTCCAGTATTACTATCACTAATAAAGGATCTGGATACTCTAAGTTTGATTTGCTTACTGTTGGAGATTCTGCATTAAGCAAAACTGATTCCACAACACCAAAACTTCAGGTAAGTGTTGATCATGCTGGTTTCTCTATTCAGAACGCAGTATTGAATGTTGATAGTGCGATTGGTATTACGGTCAACGATTTCCTACAAGTAAATAATGAGATCGTAAAAGTTATTAATAGAACCAACAATGCTCTAACTGTAGAAAGAGCGCAGAAAGGAACTGTTGCTGTAGATCATTTTAATGGTGCCGTCGTTTCTATTTACGATCCTGGATATAATTTAACTGCTGGTTATCACATTGGAACAACTAGCAAAGATCCATATGTATTCTCATATGATCCAACTACTCAGAAAGCAGTCTTTGTATACGACTACGCAGAGTCTTTGTCGTCTATTGCAAAATTAGGTTTGGGTTCGGTTTTCTTTGATCAAAGTGCGGATCAGAGATTAGTTGAAATTGAAAGCGTTACAGAACCAGATTTATACTTTGAGTTCTCTTCTGATAACGTAACTTTTGAAAGAAATAAAGTTATAGACATCAAAAAGTATTACAAGTATAATTTTGATGTTTCTCACTCTTCCATGAGTACCGTTAACTTTGATTTCTCTCCAAGCATCAATTTGAATGTTCTGGCGCTAGAGAAAACTGATTCAGCAAACATTGTTGATTTGAAGATTGGATTTGGAGCAAGAATTTCAACCAATCAATATACTCAAAAGAAAGATGTTCCATTTACAAAGTATTTTTACTTTGATAGAAATGGTAAGGTAAACTCAGAGAGGTCTTATGTAAATGTAATTAATGATCCTCTGCAAGGAGATAAGACTGCATTGTACGTGACTGACAACAGAGTCATGTACGAAACTGGAATTGCGGCACCTCATGACGGCAGTGGAACGATCACCTACATTTCAAAATCTATTTTCTCAATCGGTGAAATTAATTCTGTTAAAGTTACTAATATTGGACGAGATTACATCAAAATTCCTCTAGTAACTGGCATTGTCCCATCTTCTTCTTACTTGGCACAAGCAGAGGCGTCTGTAGAGTCTGGAAGACTAGTTGGGGTATCTGTTACTAAGTCAGGATCAAATTACTCAAAACCAATTGCTGTAGTTGAAGGAAATGCAAAACTATCAACTATTGTAGATGGCGGTAAAGTTACTGGTATCATCATTGATGATCAAGGTTCTGGATATACTACTGCTCCTACCATTACTGTAATTGAGTCTGATCTTGATTGTTACATCAATACCCAGGAGATTGGTGTTCCTACCAGTGTTAAAGTAATTAATAATGGCGGATCTTTCCATAACGATAAAACTCTGTCTTCAACATTTAGATCAAATTACGTACTAACTCTATCCAATTTTGAACTAGATGCTTTTGCAATCGGAGAAACTATTGTCCAAAGATCTGGATCTACCGAGATTGCGAGAGCAAGAGTTGCTTCTTGGAGAAAGGGATCCAATCTATTGATTGTAGATAGAATCCGTGGAATCTTTAGAACAGGTCAAGATATTATCGGTCTTGCTCGCAATAAAACTGCAAGACTTGAGTCATTAAACTATACAGAATTTAATGCTGATATCAAATCATATTATGACAACCAAGGATACTTCCAGTCAGATCTAGGAAAGGTCAGTGATTCTAATCAAAGGATTACAGATTCTTACTACTACCAAGATTATTCATACTTGGTTAAGTCTAAGACTCCTATTGATACTTGGAGAGCACTGATCAAAAAAACCAGTCATCCAGCGGGATTCCAGGTATTTGGTGAAGTTCTAGTTGAGTCATCTTCTAATGTAAAGATGAGTCCACAGAGCACAACCAAAACGACCAGCATTGTTCAGTTATGGGATCCTGATGTCAACACTGTCAAGGTAATTAGCACTAAGAAAAAAGTAACTCAAAGCATTGCACTCGTCAAGAGTATTGAGGTTGAAAGAGGTATTGGTTCAGTAGCTTTAGACTCATTCAATACAAGTGAGATTAGAGCAAAAGAGGTATTCTTAAATGCTTCATTTGATGGTGGATTTACCGATAAAGGAAATCTAGAGGGAACTACAACATTTAATTTAGTTGATTCTGATGGAAACTCTGTAGTTCCATACAATGAGCAATCATTGACTATTACACTAGATGGTATTTTGCAAGAACCTCGCATTGCATATACGGTTTCAAATAACAGAATTACATTTGCAGAACCTCCTCTAGGACCATCGGTTAAAGATGGTCAGACAGCTCCAGGAGTCAAGTTCTATGGAAGATTATTTGAGTTTAAAACTGATACCCTAAACGGACAATACCTCAAGAAGATTAGAAATATTTTCCAAAGAAGTGGAACATGGATTGATGCTGCGAATCAGCTCAATCAAAACCGAGCATTTATTCAGTCTGAGACTCTTGGTTATATCAAGTCCGAATTCCCATCATTTACTTGGGGTACACTAGAAAGTAAGTGTTATCGCGATATTGGTCTTGTTGTAGACGCATTAGAACATGATCTGAGATTCGGTGGAAATGAGAAGACTGTAAAGGCAGCAGAATCTTATTTTAGAGAAGGAACACTTGATTACATCTCTGGCGAGATTAATGCCACCATTGAAGCATTTAGTTATGCGGTTCGTTTGTGCAAACTTGCAATGAGGAACTGGGATTATGTAGATCGTCAAGTATCTTGGACTCCTGGAACCAATATTGTAGAAACTAGCGATACCAACAACATCGCTATTGGTATGAAAGTCAGTGCTGGTAGAGCATTCCCAGAAGGAACTACAGTAACCGATATTCTTGATTCCAGAAGAATCACCGTAAGTAATAATTCACTAACGACTAGCGGTCTCCCCTCGGGAAATGCTCAGATGACATTTATCTGGAGTGGATTAAATACTGGTACATTCTTTGATGCCTCTACTCTTATTGAGAAGAATAGAACTAATATTCAGCGCGAAGCAGCACATAGAATTTACGATCAATATCCAAACTTCACATACCCAAGAGTTCCAGAAGCAGCATACAGATTTAAAGATGCGAGAAGATTGATCTATGAGAACTTACAAGATATCGTTTCACAAACAATCACCGAACTTGAGTCAACCTTTGGTGCTGAGTACGCTACAGATAAATGTGCTAGAGATCTTAAGATCATTGTCGCTGCTGTCGCTGAAGATACCGCACGTGGAGGAAACTCAACAACAATTGAAGCCACAAATCAATACTTTGACAATCACGATGCACTAGACGGCGAGAGAACTGAATCTGTCTATGCATTTGAATACGCAAGAGAACTGTGTATTGAGGCGCTAAACAACCGTGGAACATATACAGATGCAAACATCATTCTTGTTCCAGAGTGTACGAATGTAAATTCTGCAGTAACTACATTATTTGATATTCTAATTTCTTCCATCACAAACAATCAGAAACCTACTATTACCAAAAACACTGGTATTAAGGAGTGGGTTGAAGCAGAAGACTTCTGTTTCAGAGATACTGGACTGTTTGTTGATGCTGTTGTTTATTGCCTACGTTACGGTGGCAATGAGAAAGTTATTGACTTCGCCAATGCTTACTTCTACAAGGGCGACATCAACCACGTTAAGGGTGAGTTGAGAGAAACAATCTATGCTTATAATCAAGCAAGAGATTTGATGATTGCTGCAATGCTAAATCAAATTTCAGGAACAACTATTATTGCTCCTGCCACAGATCCTCTTGTTCGTATTGATACGACTTCTCCTTACTGTGCTGAAGTACAAAGTGCTATCACAACTTATGCACAGATTGTAGAAGATACTCTAGAAGGAGGTCCAGATAGAATTGAAGTTATTCCTCAGAATGAAAACTCCGCTGGAAATTGGACCACTCTCAAGACATATTCAAACATCAATATTCTTCCTGACGTACAACTAGTAAATGGCATTCTCAAAGAATGCGAAGAAGTTGCTTCAGCACTGGATTCTTTGTATGAAAATGTTCGTGCAACTCTAGTTACTGGAGTAGGAACTGCGACTGTTTCAAGAGCAGATTATATTGATGGCGAAAACACCGAATTTGAATTGTATTATGAAGATGGTACTGCTGTTAGCACCCAACCAAGAGAAGATCTCTTTATTGCATTGAGCGGTGTATTGCAGCATGAAACTGCATATACTATTGATAGAACATCTGTACCAAACAAGGTTGTCTTTGCTACTCCACCAATTTGGGGTCAGGAAGAAAACACAAAGACTGTTCAGGAACCACTAGCAGTTGAGAAATTCTTCGCTCATAATGTAGGAAAGTATTATCGTTGTGAAATTGATAAGTCTGGTATTTTGACTGGTTCTGCTGGACCATTCATCATCTTAAATACCGAAGATAAAACGGTACAGAATGTTGACGACCCTCGTTTCGCATATGTTTTTATTGATGGTGTCCTTCAAAGAGAAACCGATGCATATACAATCAACGGTCCTGCGATTACATTCACCAGAAAAATCTTTAATGATAACAATATAGAAATCATACTGCTCTATGGTAGAGATACTGAGCAGACCGTAACTCTATTTGATTTCCAACGCAATACTTATTATAACGAGATTGTATTGACTTGTGATGCAGGATCTGCAAATGAGTTCTTGGATTGGAAGTCATGGTATAACAATTCATATGACAAGTTTAAAGTTGCTTATCAGAAAGTTGGTGGTGTCAAGAAGTTTATTGGAAACTTAAAATCATATACATCAACATCACAGTCGCTGATTATTACCTTTGCAGGAAATAATCCAGATATTGACAGCAGCAACATTTTCTTTGCGGGTGATTCCGATTTTGCTGATGAGTATGAATTGACTGGTACAACTAATACTCTGGTCGTTGTTAGAAACGAAGATAATGATTATAGAATGCAAAGAAATTCTGCTGATTGGTTATATGGATCCGAAAAGGCAGATGAAGCGTTCTATGAAAGACAGAGACTTCTGGCAAATCTAAACGCAGGTGATATTATCAGAATTGATGGTGAGAAGTCGTTTAGAACCATCAACAAACTTCCAAGATATGTAAGTCCAAAAGACTATAATCCTGGTGAAGATGTATCAAACAGTTTCTTTGGATCTGTCACTACAACTAATTATGATGGAGAGACCGAAGGTGTAGGTCTTAGCGTAACATGCGAAATAACCAATGGAAGCGTAACTTCTATTACATGGAATAGGAAAGATCTACAACTTCTATATGATGAGGGTATTATTCAACCCACCACTGCATATGGATATAAGACTCCTCCTGTACTACACTTCATTCCCGTAGATCAGCAGGGTGGTGGTGCTAGAGCAGAAGTTGTTGTCTCTAGAGGACAGATTATTGATATCGTAATTACAAATCCTGGTTCTGGTTATGTGAAAGCACCAAAGGTTGTAACTGCAAGACAATACGATATTATTAAACAGAAGGGAAGAAAAGTTGATACTTTCCACACTCTCGTTATTGGTTCTCAAATTCAACAGCAATCTCCTGTTGCTGCAACTGTAGCCTTTGAATTCCTCACTGGCATTGAGTCTCTCAGCACCTTTACTGCATCAGCGATTGATGGTGGATATGATGTCAATCTTATCATTCAGAGAGAACTTGATCTATCCCCACTTCTTACCAGTGACTTGGAAGTTGTTCGTTTTGGTTCTACTTCAATTGGATCTATTCCAGCACCAGTTTCGCAACCAACTTCTTATGTTAGTAAGGTTATTGAAATTGATAGATCTATTGAGTCTCAACCTGTTCTTACAACAGAGATTGCAACAACGTTCTTCCATGAGTTTGGATTCGCTACGAATTCTAACCTTGAAAACCTAACATTGTTTAATACATTTGAGCAATGGCAGAACTCAACCTTTATAGATACAGGTAATCTAGTATCGGATAATGGTATCGCTATTTCAAAAGTGACTCTTGAAGAACTGGAAGCATATGAGATTACTGCAGATGGAGAATCAACTACAGCATTGAGTTTCAATCTTGCGTATCCAACGATTAATTATTACATGCAAATTCTTGACGTTGCTGATCTACCTGCCGAGGGTGGTCCTGGTTATGCCGCAACGGGAGCAGTTGTATATGTAAACGGTGATACATCTAGGTTCCCTGCTTCTGGAACCATTTTGCTAGGAAGAGAGCAAATTTCTTACACTAGCAAACTCAGTGATCGTTTCTTAGATTGCACAAGAGGTGTCAATGGAACACCTATTGAAGAGCATCTCACAGGAGAGTACCTAAGAAACGCCCTATAAATAAATATAAATAACTCGGATTCAGTCTTATTACACAGGCACTAGTGCTATGGCAGCTATTATTTCAGAAAAGTTTAGAATTTTTAACGCGAAGCAGTTTCTAGAATCCCTAAGCGAAGGTTCTAATGATGCTGATGCAGGTCGTACAAGAATGTACTTCTTCGTTGGCAGATCTTCTAGATGGGATGCTTACATTGAAATCTTCAACGTAAGTGGAACTTTCCAAGTAGGAGAAACTGTTAGTGGAGGTGGATGGAGTGGCGTCGTTGCTGCCGTTTATCCTAACAGTCTTCTACTGAACACCATTCTTCCAACGCCTACTACTACACCAGCGTTTGGAACTACACTTACTGGAGGCACTTCTGGTGCAACCTCTAAGTCTGGTGTATACAGATATGCAACGGAAGATGCTCCCCCAGCACCACTAGACAACAGATCCGAAAAAAGAGCAATCTACGAAGAACTAATCGCTGCCAAGAGAATCACTTCACCATTTGCTCGTGCCGTTGTTCCCCGCTACAACTGGAACACTTCACTGAATCCAAAGTTTGACATGTACCGTCCAAACTACTCTGCTACCCCAGGTGGCGGTGGTGCTATTGGAGTACAGACTGCACTAGGCGCTACTTCACTGTCTGCTTCTAAGTTCTATGTCATGAACGACCAGTATGAGGTCTTTAAGTGCCTCTATAACGGTCAGAATCCAGCAAACCCAACTGGACAAAACGCTACTTACGAACCAAAGTCTCAACCAACTGCTGGTCAAGGTACATTTGCAAACGGAATCTTCACAGAACCAGCAGGAACTGCTGGATACATCTGGAAGCATATGTTCACTCTTTCTACAGGTGATGTTCTTGCTTTCCTCTCAACAGACTTCATGCCAATCGCTGCTGCGGGTGATGCTTCAAGAACCGCAGTAGAGGCTCTTGCTGTTGATGGTGCAGTCAATGTTGTTGTCACCAAAGATGCAGGAACTGGTCTTCCTCCTAGTGCAACTCTATATGCTGCAATCATGGGAGATGGAACTGGCGGTAAAGTAACATTTACGACAGATGGTAATGGATCTATCACATCTTCTGCTATTGAAGCAGCAGGATCTGGATATACCTATGGTAATGTTCTTCTAGAGACTAATAAGGTCTTCACAGACGCCGCTCTAACCGCTGCTGCGAGTGCTTTTGCTGGTACTGCTTCCCTAGAGGTCGTAATCGGTCCTGAGGGCGGTCATGGGTCCGATGCGGAGGACGAACTATTCGCTAAGAGAGTGATGACAAACATTCGTCTCACCTATGACGAAGGTTCAGGCGATTTCCCCGTTGATAACGACTTCCGTCGCATTGGTATTATTCAAGACCCATTTGAGTTTGGCACTACCAATTTCGCTGCTGATAGCACCCTACGTGGAACATATGCACTGAAGATTAATGGTGCGTCTGCAGCATACATTCCCGACGAGGTAATTTCTCAGGATGTTGGTTCTGGAAATACTGCATACGGAACGGTTGTTTCCTGGGATGCTGCTAACGGAATTCTGAAGTATTATCAGTCACCAGACCTACATACTTCAGGAGGTAAAGTTTACGGATTTACTGGAGGCAATAACGTTGTAGGTGCTACCTCAACCGCTGCTGGTGCAATTGATTCTCTACAAACTGGAGATCTAGCAGATATTACCTTTGCTTCTGGTCAAGCGACCCCAGAAATTGAACCAAACTCTGGAGAAATCGTATACATAGAGAATAGAAGACAGATTACTAGAGCTGCTGACCAAATTGAGGACATCAAACTAGTAATTGAATTCTGATCAGTTAGAATTAGAGATCTTGCGAGATGCCCCAAAAGACGAACCTGAACGTAGCACCATTCTACGACGACTTTGACCAGGACAAAAATTTCTACAAAGTTCTATTCCGTCCTGGGTATTCCATTCAGGCGAGGGAGCTAACGCAACTTCAATCTATTCTACAGAATCAGATTGAACAGTTTGGCAAGTACGCTTTTAAACAAGGCGAACTTGTCATTCCTGGTGAAGTAGGTCTTAACACCAAACTTCATTTTGTAAAGTTGTCATCTGTCTCTGAGATTCCTGTCAATCAGGATGGTCAGGTTGTATATAAAAAGTATGACGTAACCCAACTTAAGTCTTTGAGACTTAGAGGTTTGACCTCTGGCGTTACTGCAACTGTTGTTGAAGCATCAACCGCTACAGAAACTGCGGCTGATGTTGTTTATGTAAATTACAGCAATAGCGGTGACGCTGGCAATGAAGAAACTTTTAGACAAGGTGAGACTCTAGAAGTTATTGATGGCGTAAATACTCCCCTCTTGGTTGTGGGAACTGATGGTAGTGTTCTACCTACTAGCATCTCAGTAACAGATCCTGATACTAAGGAAGTAACAAGTCTAGAAAGCCCAGCAATGGGATATGCCTCTGCTGTTAAGGTTGAGGAAGGAATTTATTTTGTTAATGGTTATTTCGTAAAGAACAGTGCTCAACTGTTGGTAATTGATAAGTATTACGACAAACCATCAGCAAAAATTGGATTTAAGATTAATGAGTCCATCTTGACTCCAGAAGAAGATGGTTCTCTCTACGACAATGCTATTGGATCGTCTAACTACACTGCTCCTGGAGCACATAGACTTCAAATCGTATTGAACCTTGTTAAGTATTCTCTTGATGAGATTACCGACAAGAATTTCATTCAACTGCTATCTGTATCCCGTGGTTCGGTGCAGAAGCAAGTAGTACAAACAGACTACAATCTTCTAGAGCAAACACTAGCACGTCGCACATACGATGAGTCTGGTGATTATGTTGTTGATAACTTCTCTCTTGATTTCAGAGAGTATTATCAGAAAGATGGTAACCTAGGAATTTATCCTTTGGGTTCTGATGGAACTGTCAATGGTCTTTCAGCATCCGAAGCAAGTGATAAGTTGCTTGCAACAATTGGACCTGGAAAAGCATATGTAAAAGGTTTTGAAATTGTAAACAAAGAAACCAAATACATTCCTGTCAATAAAGCAAGAGAAACTCTTGACCGCGATGACATTCGCCTCAAGACAAAAGGTCTACCAACATATAAGATTACAAATACATATGGATCAGTTCCCCTGAATGCAGAGGGAGCGGATCTTACTGCATATCCAAACCTATTTCTATCATCTGTTTTCAATGATGGTTCACTGGGTCTCAACGACACCGAAGATGCTAACGATTCAAAGCAGACTCTAAGTCGCAGAGGTCAGTATTTTGATACCAACACTGGTATCAAAACAATCTACATTGACATCAATGCAGCGTATGCAAATACGTATTCAACCCTAACAGATGCTAACTTTGAGAGCACTCTGGGAACTCTGTGGTTTATCCAAACCAGAACTGATGCGGGTGAACCATCCGTAGCAGCATCTGTAAAGTCAATTGCATTCTCTAAAGTACAGAGACTGGAAGTAAACAGTTCTTCTAGCAAGACATACCTAGAACTAACCATCACAGGAAGAAAAGATTATCTGGATACTTATTTCCTTGAGTATGACAATGGATCTGGTTCTAGATATAGAGAAGTATTCCTCACAGAAAATGATGCTATTACTGATGGAGCAAATCCATTTGGTAATATTGTTGACTACAACGAAACAATTACTCCAGTAATCGGAACCACTAAACCAAGCAACTTCACTCTTCTTGAAAGAGGTAATGGTTTTAACCCCGATACCGATGTTGTCGTATCTAAAGGAAGACAGGCAAATGGTGATCCTGTATACAATAGTACATTTGGATTATCCTACTTTGACCCTCAGTTCTTCACTAGAATCCAACTAGACGAACCAATTACAGTTCAAGGCAGTTTCACTGTCGGTAAGTACGTATACGGTCTTGAGAGTGGCGCTTATGGCGTAGTAGAAGGTCCTACTGACGGATACTACACCACAAGAAAAACTCTTATGGTCAAAACCCTCTTCGGAAACTTCCAGTCTGGAGAAGTAATCCGTGACGAGGATAACAATTCACTGAGAGTTGCTAGAGATAATACAATTTCTCACTTCATTGTTAATAACAGAGGTGCAAGTTATGTTGCTGGTTCTCTTCTAAGAATTGACGGTGTTGACTATGATTCTTCAAAGGTCACTCTAGACATTCAGAGTGGTTCTATTATCTCTGCAACCATTCAAAACAGACAACTATTTAATGTTGAGTATTCCAAACCACCTGTAGTTACAGTTGTACAAGGATCTTCAGGTGGTACTCCTACCGCTGCTGTTGTCACTCCAGTTCTTGTAAGAAATGCTGTAACGACATATACACCACAAAATGTCAAGTCGTTCTATGCACTGTATGGTTCAGGTGGATCAAACACATTTACTTCCGATATTGAAGTAACGAAAGAAAAGTACACCGAAGTCGTTTCAGTTACTGACTTTACGTTTAGTGGAGAACAAGGCAGAAAGTATATTGAGTGTAATGGTTTTGGTGGAGATGCTTCCAAGTTCCTACAGCAGGGCGATCTAATTCAATTCACCGACACCAGTGACGTTGTTGTCCGTGCTGTTGTTCAGCAGGCAACTCAACCAGAGGGTGTTCTTAAGTCAAGAATTTATCTTGATAGATCACTACCAGAGTCTGTAAGTAACAGTAGCGTTGTCAGAGTTCGTCCTAACATTAGCAACTTTAACCAAGGAACTCTCCTTTATAAGACAGGAACTTCTCAGGTAAGTTCTATTGTTGCAGATAGCGAAGACTCCAAGATCTCATATTTCCTCCGCAGAGAATTTGTTACTACTGGAAACGGTGGTAGCAACAATCTTATCACCTTTGCTGCTAATCTCCCATTTGGAACTCAAAGATTTGTTTCGTTTAGCGAAAGTAACTTCCTTATTACAATCCTAGACCCAGGTGATGCTCCCAATATCGTAAAGGGAGACATCATTTATGTAACTGAAAACCAAGTAAAAATTAAGGCATCCACCGATACTGCAAGTGGATTGACCTCTGGTAGTGTTACTCTGGAACTTCCACAAACATATTTTGGAACAATCCCAAGTGGCGGTGCATATCCAAAACTCAAACTAACTGCAACTCTTGAAGTTACAAAGGCAAAACCAAGACTCAAGACTGTTGTTCTAAACAAGCGTATTGTTGTTAATTCGGCAGGTGATCGTATTCTTCCTTTCCGTGGTAAAGATTACGACGCCGAGAGTCTAACCGTATCAAGCTACGCTGATGCATTCAGACTGAGATATGTTTATGAAGGTTCTTCTTCCGAACCACCTGTTGTAGACAGAAACGGCAATCTTGTCAGTGGTATTGATATCACAAACCGATTTACCTTTGACGATGGTCAGAGAGACACTGTATACGATCTATCACGTATCGTTCTAAAACCAGGATTTGATGCTCCAACTGGTCAACTAGTCGTTGCATTTGATTATTTTGAGCATACCCAAGGGGATTTCTGTACCGTTGATTCTTATCTACATGAAGCAGGAGTTGGTCCTGAGGACATCCCATCATTCAACTCCCCTGCACTAGGAAAAGTTTCATTGAAAGATGTTCTTGACTTCAGACCAAAAGTAGACAGCACATCAATCATTTCAGGATTCCAGAATAACGCACTGCTTTCATCTTCTTCAACCAGATCATTTACTGGTTCTGGTGGTGTCATTAGCAGCACTCCTGCTCCAGATTCAAATCTTGAGTATACATTCTCATTTACTCAGACTCAGTATCTTGACAGGATTGATGGAATCTTCTTGAATAAGAAAGGACAGTTTGTTGTCAAAGAAGGTAATTCTTCTCTAAACCCAACAAAACCAGATCCTGTAAGTGATGCAATCCCACTATATTATGCATACATCCCAGCATTTACTCAGAGCAGCAAGGACGTAAGAATTACTCCTGTTGACAACCGTCGTTACACAATGCGTGACATCGGTAAACTAGAGAAGCGCATTGAGCGTCTAGAGTATTATACCCTCTTGAGTGTTCTTGAGCAGCAAGCATTGAACATGCAAGTCATTGATGCTTCTGGTGTCAATCGCTTTAAGAGCGGTTTCATTGTAGACAATTTTGAGACACACAAGATTGGTTCTCTGCAGTCTCTAGATTATAAGTGTGCTATTGACACTCAACAGTCTGTGATGAGACCTCAATCAAAAGAAGATTCATTCTCGTTGGTTGAAGTTAATACCAGAGAAGATCAGAGATCTGTAGCAGGATATGTGAAGAAGGGAGATAGAATTACTCTTCCATATACCGAACTAGAACTACTTGGAAATAGTTTCGCAACTAAAAAGATTAATCCAAACCCATTTGTCGTTCTTCAATACGTTGGCGATTCTTTCGTAAGTCCAAGTGTAGACTCATGGTACGACACAAAGACAGAGCCTCTAATCAACGATAATAACACTAACCTATATTCAATCTTCTTGGCTAAGACTGAGTTGAGAGATGCATTCTCAAGTCTTTACAACTCATACAAGATTAACTGGTTGGGAGCAAACAGATCATTCTTCAATCTAGGATCTTTTGCTACCGTCAATAGCGATGTTTCAACAGAATCAGTAACAACTGCTTCGGTCTCCAGTTCTTCAAACATCAGTCCAGAGAACAATGAGATTGGTAAGGGTATTAGCACTAAGGGTGTTGGATCCAATGTAATTTCTACATCGCTATCCTTCTTTGCGAGAAGCATTCCTGTACAGTACAAGATCAATCGCCTGAAGCCAAACACCAAGATCTATGTCTTCATGGAAGGCAGAAATATTGCTCGCTGGGTAAATCCCGACTTCAGATATACAGGTATCGCTGGAAACTCTCTGTCTGCATTCAACGGAGAGATCACTACCGATGAAAATGGTAATGCTAGTGGTATCATTCTAGTTCCAGCAGGAAAACCACCAAAAGAGAATGCTGTTTGGACTGGAAATGTAGACACCGTTGTCTATGACGATGATGCCGATGAGATCAGATTTACCACTGGTGCAAAGACAATCAGATTTACCTCAAGTGCTACCGATGCTGCTAAGGAAACTGTAGATGCTTATGCGGAAGTTAAGTTCTATGCAACTGGTCTTCTTCCAGAAAATCCATCATCTATCGTTTCTACTTCACCATCATTCTTCAAAGCAAATGAAGGAACTCAGGTTACCGATAGCAATACCGACAACCCAATCAAACCAAACCCACTAGCACAAACATTTAAAGTTGAGGGTTATGAAGGTGGTCTGTTCACCACGGGTGTTGACCTATTCTTCGCAACTAAGAGTGAGAATATTCCTCTGAGAGTATACCTAACTGATGTTCAGAATAGCAAACCAGGAAAGAACATTGTTCCTGGTACTCAAACTGTACTAACTCCAAACACATATCTAAGAGTTGTTGCAAGCGATACTCTTAAGATTACTAAGGGAGAGAATGCAACTGGATCTATCTCTAATGCTTCTGGTCCTATCTCCAGAGTATTTGATAAGAATAATATTGAAGTTACACCTTCTACAACTGGTGTCTTCAGTTTGACCAGTGATCAGGTATACACACTCGCACTGAGTAATCATAACGGAACTTCATTCCGCCAGGATGAGATTCTGTCAATCCCATCGCTGACCGAAGATAACAACCTCACCAATACAACTAAGACTCTGAAGATTGCAAAAGATTCAGGTAGAG